GAGCGTTCATGTGCTCCGGTAGGTGCCTCAATCTCTCCGTTACTCTCAATAGCAGCATCGACGTTAACGGTTCCCGCTCCCTGAAATATCGAGAAGAAAGTTGCCGCTGTCTGAATTCCAACCTCGGTATCTAGTAACGCTGATCCTCCAAAGATTGAAAAGAATTCACCCGAGACCGTGACCGACACGGTTCCGTCTATCGCAGAACTCCCGGAAACTACAGAGAGCAATTCCCCGGTCGCGCTAATATCCGAGCTTGTATTTACCAGTGCGGAGCCCGACAGAACGGAGAAGAAAACACTTGAAGAGTTAATGATGGACGCTGCGTCGATCGCGCTTGAACGTAGTAAGCTTCTCTGTCCCGCCGTAGCTATCAGCCCCGCTGCGTCATTAAGAGACGTCCGACTGAACACAGAAAAGAAAGTTGCGGCTGATGCCACTGCGCCCACACCGTCAACTAATGCAGATCCGGTAAGGAGCGCGCTCCCATCAAGCTCTAAAGCATGCGAGCAAAAGACCGTGCTCGAAGCTGCTCCAAAGGTTATTGTGGTTCCGGTAAATCCACTATTGCGTGTAGCGACTTCTAGCGCAACTGTATCATTCGACTGGCTTGTGTCTTGTCGTTCGGTCCAGCCGGTCGGCTCCGTGGTGGTCGTATCCGCGCTGCCATGCGCGACGATAGTAAGGTTTCCGGTCAATGCGCTTTGGTTGAGGACTGGCGCAGCGGTTCCCGCCGCCTGATTATTCTGCGATCCCTTGCTGCGAACCGCATCCGCGCCCACGCGAGACATACCACTAATCGCAACCGACACAACGCAGCCGGACGTATTTGAGCCCGTCGCTACGGTAATCACGGTTGAGGTCGTATTCGCCATCAACGCCGTGCGGATGAAGACTGAGAGGCGGTAATTTATAGACGCAATGGAAGCATTCATCACGTCAATGCGATCGTAGGTTCCAGAACCGTTGCTATCTGAGCAAGTAGGCGTGTCATTCGTGTTGGCGGCAACAAAACAGTAAACGATTAGCAGATCCCCGACAGCCGGAGTAATAGTCGCGGTACGATTGCCCGTTCCTGAGGATGTACCACCCGCCACTGATGTACGATAAGTTGCCGCCATTTAGAGAGTTCTATACTCTGTCCCGATTGATTGACTACGGACTTCTTTCTCTACCTTCGCCAACCGCGTAGGGTAAAACCCCACTGAGGGGGTCACGCCAGAAATCGAAATTAACCCTGCCGCATCCAAACTTACCGATCGGGAAAAGGCACGTTGGAGTGTGACTGTTATTCCGCCTTGTGCTTCCCATGAGACAGTTCGCTCAATAATTGAATGAGCGATTCCGGCTGACTCGACGCTAGCCGCAACGGTCAGAGACGTGGAGCGCTCATGGCTTGCACTTCCCGAGTCCACCTCTCCAACGCTAACGATCTCTCCCAAGACATCCAGCAAGGCGGAAGACTGAAGCTCGGAAAAGAATAGCGCCGCTGTTTCTATCCCCACCGTAACTAACACTGTTACAGATGCGGATAGCTCACTAAAAAACTGAGCAGAAGACTCCAGCGCCCCAAGTAGATCTATTGTTGTGCTGCGTTCAAAAACAGAGAAGAAGAGTGTCGTGCTGGAAATCTCTCCTACCGCATCAAAAGATAATAAGGAGCTGAGAATTGAAAAGAATTGACCGCTGGATTCGACAGTCGCGGTGGCGTCAATCGAGGCTGAGCCACTTAACACAGAAAACCCCGTTGCCGAAGATTCAACAACGGAGGTACAGCCAACTGAAGCGGAACGCTCGAAAGTTTCACTCGGGGATGACGCGATGCCGGAACTCGCAATGTCGCCAGTGGCTTCGATCACCGCACTTCGGGACACCTGTCGCAAACCGGAGACTGTTATTGAGGCACTAGCGTCAGCCGTTCCAGAGCGACTGAATACTGAAAAGAAGGTGCCAGAAACCGCGATAGACGCCGCGGCGTCTACGGCAGACGATCGAGCATGTTCAATGACGCTGGCGGCGCCGATAATCTCAACTAAGCCGACGGCAGTAGGGCTTCCAGCGGATAACGTGAACGATGCGGATGCCGTAGATCCTGACGCATTAAAGACCTGATCTCCAGTCGAGATTCCTAGACCATCAGTGCGCTCATTCCAGCCGCTTGGCGAGGTAAAAGTCGGGACGCCATCCGCAATACAGGTTGATTGAACTATGCATTTTGTTGCCGTGTGAGTAAGCGCATCCCATGTGCTCGTAGTTGATGAAGCGTTCTGACGAACGTTCACAGCCCCGATCGGATTAGTCTGCTTGCAGTTGTAGAAGGTGCAGATTTGCGCCGAAATCTCCGCTGAGCCAGTCCTGTTCGCTTGTCGATTCAGCGTTCCTGAGGCATAAGCCCAAAACTTGCTGACGGTGGATCCGCCCCCGCTCGTAGTCGTCTCCCAGGTAGCGATCTCCGTCCATGCTCCATCGGTCATCGAAAGTGTGGTCGAGCCTGCCCCTTCAACCGTGGCTATCAAGACGTCTTTGTTTCCTAAAACATCTATGTCTGTCGTTCCCGCAGGGAGCGCTGGGGTCACACTGGTCGCAGTCGCAGTCGCCTGGGCGGCGGAGCGATAGTAAGGATAATCAGCCGATGGGATCGCAATGATGCCGGCCACCCATCTAACTCCCGATGTCGGGCTGGCATCCTGACTTGCTAACACAGTGCCCTGATCTGCGACGGTCTTACTAGACGCGTTGCCAACTAGTGTGCCGCTGATGATGATCTCTTCGTCTTGTGTATAGCCTGACGGGTCAGGAGCGTTTGTTGCAGAGCGCTGAAAGTAGAAGTGGATAATTAACGCTTCTGGAAAAGGCGTGGTTATTAAGGCGGGGCGGATTGGGTTAGCCGTGCCAGTGTTGTAGTTCCGTGCCGCCCATGCGGGCAAGCTGAACACGCCCTCTTCGCTTGCCCCGTCAACTGACCAAGCAAACGCTTCGCGCGTGACGGTGGCTCCTAGTGTAAATACCGGATTGCTAAGGGGAAGTGAATCGCCGGAAAGGACGCGCCGCTGAAACACTGTAGCCAGGAGTCCGTTTGCTGAGGTTCCTACTTGCGGCTGTGCTACTCGTGACCAACCTGCCGGATTACCAAGCCAAAGAGTATTGCCGGTGTTGCCGATAGCAATGTAAATGATATCGCCCGCAGCGTGAGTCGGCAGCGTAACCGTGATCGTGCTGCCTGTGCCGCCGGGATTGGTAGCGGTTGAGTCTCGGATGGTTGCGTTAGCCACATTCGCTTATTGATTCTGGTTATAGGGACGGCCTCTAACGCTGACATCAACGCCAGTGGGCCAAACAGTACTATCAACGAAAACGGTGACTACAATGATTGGTGCCGCGGCGATTATGGATTGCCCGTTGCCGCCAAAACCTCCCGCATCTTGGGGCGTTTCCCCTGGCCCGTGTGATGTGTAAAATTGGTATGCGACTCCTGATGGCCCGCTGCCAGACTCTGATCCCTGATGGGTCAGGATCTCATATGACTCTTCCGGCCCATTAAAGAACGCCGTCGCTTCGTATAGTGTGTCGGGCTCAAGGTTGGGAGCATTCGCAGGGAAGAACACCTGCTCATTGACAGCGTTAGCGCTACCACCATAAGCACTTGCACCATAGGTTGAGGATCCGTAAGACATTAAAGCTTCTCAAGTAATCGTATTGTAGATCGGGAGGTACCCAATGATTGTTCCGCCTGCGTCACGGATAGCAAGCTTTCCAGCTAATGTACCGACCGCTACCGTCGCGGATTCGGCCTGCGTAGTCGCCAAGTTCATGTTATTTAGCGTCAGACGATTATTTGCGTCGTCAAGAACCATATAACTTGAGTTGCCTTGTCCCTCAAAGTCGCCGATATATACGGCAGTTTGCTGAATCTCCGTATATCCATCTTTAAGATCGATAAACTTGCTGGTATCAAGCCTCACGAGCACACTTGGTTCGTTAGGATCAATCACCAATGCAGGACCAAAGCCAAACACGTCGCCTACCATCTCAGTGATTGTGCGTGCCGTCATTCCCGCAATCAAGTTATAGGTCTTGCCCGCTACGTTATGATCTTCTGCTGCTGTGCCTTCCTGTGCGCGGGTAATCGTAAGGGTATCAGTTGACTTGGCCGTGACGCGGATTATTTCCACGCCGGGATCGTCTGAGGGATCAGGGTAATCTGTCGCGTTCCACCATATTGCGTTGAAAGGCGCGACTGGTAAACGATCACCGTGCCCTGCAATTACATCGATCTCGGTGGCTGATGCGTCGTAGTTCCCGTCTGAGACAACAGCCTTGGCAAAGTTTTTGATTGCGTCCACGAGTGCTCCTTATGTGAAGGTAAGGTCCAAATCACCGATCGGAATCCGAAACGTATCGCCTGCCGTTACCGCGGCCGATGACGAAAGATCATCTCGCCCAAGAAACGTCCCAGCACTTGAAGCGGTCCACAAGCTAATATGCGTGTAGGTTTCCGTAGTGCTTACGTTGAGCCATTCAATAACAGCGGTATTGGAGATCGCACGGCTTGCTGCCGCTGAACCAAAAGTCGCCTGTTGCCGGGTTGTTTCTACCGCCGCATTAGCCGTTCCCGCAGAGCCCGGATCGCCAAGATGGAGCTTCACCCACACAGCCGCATTCGCGTAAGAAACGTTGCGAGCAAAAGCGTCAAGAAATGAATTAGCTACAGAATCAGCAAATGTTCCCATTTAGATCACTCCTTTTACGCTGCTACCTCATCAGTCTTTTTACGGGCACGCTGCTTGTTCTCCTCCGGCCCTACAATCGCCTTATTCTCAGCCGGAGCAGGGATGGCCTTTGCGTCAACGTCAATCCAGCCATGCTCTCTAGCCATCGACTCAGGAATCTGCGTACCTTTCCCGGCGATCTGCACCGCTGCGCCGGTGGGAATCCGTCCTGGATTATCAACCGCCTGATAACTCCCATCCTGCATCTTGTAGATCCATCGATCCGAGGTCCATATTTTCATCGCTTCCGGTACTCCGTTTCTGTATCGTGCAGCGGTCTCAATTAGCGCCGCCTCAAGTCTATCAAATTCACTCTCAGGATCTAAAGATGCAGCCAGGGCAAGTACCGCTTCTGAGCGCTCGCGATAGTAGGCTTCATCAATGAGCAGGCGATCGACTTCCATGTACCATGCGGCAATATCGTTGCGGTCAATGAAGATCCCTGCATTACCAAACGCTTCCTTCAATCCCTCAGTCGGATGCGCGATTGTTGGAATGCCGCAACATGCCGCCTCGATGCCGACACGACCATAGGATTCATAATCAGAAGGCATTAGCAGTACCCTGGTCCTACGGAACACTTCGCGAATGTCCGGCGTATGGGCCATCCATTCGATATTGCCCGATGCGGCGAATTTCAGATCTGTGCCCGGCGCGGTAATCACCTGATCGCCGTAGCCGCCTTCAACCGCAAGGAATTCTCGCTCTGGCATCTGCTTCGCCAGCGCTTTGAACGTGTTTGCGCCCTTTGTTGGCGTCGGGTTGACGAGTGTAATCTTTGTCCCGGCTTCACAGCGGTAGCGTTCCGGCTCAACTACCGGATGAACCACAATTGATGGAGCCAGCCATTCATCCGGCATTTCCTGTCCGGCCCATTGACTACGCTTCGCCGCTAACCAGTGTGAGTTGTAAATCGCCAGCGCGTTCTTGTAAGGCACGCGCGCATCGACGCGCCAATACATGAGTTGAGCGTCGTTGTGCACGAAGTGGACCAGCGGAATCTTCGTTGCCATTGCGAGGCTCATGGCCTGGCTGGTGAGATCGAGATGGGTGACTAACAGATCCGAGTCCTTAACGAAGTACTCCAGCCATGATTGCACGCCTCGCCGCGGTGGCCGGACGACCTTAATCCCGTCGATCTCGTAAGGCGCAGTCTTACTGCGATCGCAGATTACATTAACCGTGTGGCCGCGATTCACCATTGCGCGAAGGGCAGCGTGAACGGTGGTTTCTGAGCCCGCGTTATGCTCAGGCGGGAAAAGATGGAAGTAAGCCGTGATTCTCATAAAGTAAATGGCGGCTCCTCCTACAGGAGCAAGAGAAGCCGCCTGCTGGCGTAACGGCTATGGCGTCGTTACGGTACTAGCTGTTCGCTCCGGCATGCAGGTCGATCTTCACTACTGCAGGCGGTCGCAATACACCAAAGGCCCAGCGGCCCTCGTACAAGATGTCGATGATATTCAACTCGTAGTGATCTCGGTTCGAGTCAGTTATGTAAATCGTCGGATCTTGCCGATCCCACACTACCAACTGTTTTAGATCTCCAGTGTAGCCCGTGCCTTGCGGGATGACTTCAGACTCGATCACGGGCAAGCCCCACAGCATTTTAGTGCCCATCTGCATAGGGCCGCCAAAGTAGAACTGGCCTTGAGCGCCACGGGCAAGATCGATAGTCTCCCAATCGTATGAATTGAGCAGGAAGCCGGTTGAGCGCGCCCGGCCTCGGATCATCGCCGCCGTGCGAGCCTTGCGAGTTGTGGTTAGCAATCCGCCCGTGGTGTCTTCCGCGTCTGGCACGAAATCCTGGGTGGTTAAATTCGGAGTGTTCTCTAGACCTGTAAAATGTCCCGTTCCGCCCGGACCTGAAACAATCTCATCCTCTAATGCCAGATCGATGTCCGTGCGCATAAAAGCGGTCATCATTGATTGGAGTTGCGGGGCATCCGCGAGGATCGTGCGCGTTGCCTGCATAATGACAGCGATCGTCTTAACGTGTTCCTGCACAACCTCCAGCGCCATTGCCGCTTTAGGCTTGCGTGCGGCCTCATCTGTATCCGATGTTGCCTCAGGAACAATCTTCGCCGCTCGCGTCAACGAATTAACCCTGACATACTCGATAGCGTTCGATCCGGTTTGCAAGATCGTGATCACGTCGCGAATAGAAGGCTGGCGTAAGGGAAGATCAACGGGCCACGGACCGTAATCTCGACGAACAAGCGCACCGCCAGCAGAGGTTGGCACGCTCATTACCAAGTCTTTGAATGATAAATCGCCTAACCCTACTTCCGCCGGTTTAATGTTGGGCGATCTGCCAAACTGATACGAAGCACTTAGTTCCTTACCTTCAGGGGCAATCTGAGCACGCCACGCTTTGAAGTCCGGCGTATTGATCAGCAACTCGCCCATTGTTTTTAGCTCGGGCTCAGCGTTGCCATTGCCGTTGCCAAAGTCAGGGCGATCCACTGGCTGCGCAAGAAAGGTCTCCAGCGCCTTGACTCGCTTCTTGCGATCAGCGAATTTGTTCTCCTCGTCAACCTGCGCGCTTAGATCTTCAATTGATTTCCAGCGCGTGTCGAGTTCCGTCTGCTGCTCAGCGGTAGGCTTCTCGTCGCCTTGCTTTTCCCAAAATGCTTTCTCTGCCGTGACTAGCTCTTTGAGCTGCTGCGCGGCTGTCTTTTTCTCTTCGGCCATCTTACTGCTCCTTTAGGGGAAAACTACGCCAGCGCTCGGATTGCGAGGCTCTGCATGCGTAGCGATTGAGTCCTTAGCGTTTCCACGGTAATCTCTTTCTCTACTGGCTCCTTCGGCTCGGAAGCGGCAAGAAGCTGGTCTAACGCGTCTCTTGCGGCTACCACCTTCGCGCGATTGGAAGCAGAGAGAATCCGGCCTTCCTTGACTCGATTTTCGTGGTTGCGCTGCATGTTGTGGGTATGCTTCTCAACTGCGGATACCACAGCATCGAAGGACTCAAAGGAGCCGGATACCGATTCACCTTTGAGGTAAAATTCCTTGTCGCTACCGTCGAGGTAGTCTTCAATCTGGCCGATCACGATCGGCAATAACTGTGGACCGTACTCACCAACCAGATCCGTAATCTTTGCCCGCCAGTCGAGTACTGCTCCGGTCACGTTGGAGTCCTTCGCAGTCTCGGCTATCTTGCGAACTACGCGATGAAAGGCTGACTCAACCTCCCAGATGGAGGGAGTCGTTTGAGCCATCTCCTCGGCCAGCATGCCTTTACCTTCATCTACAATAGACATCTTGACCGCGGTCGCCATTGCTAACTTATTCATCGGCGCAGTGACGATTGAGTCTTCAATCACTTCACCCTTTTTCAGGATCCGGATGCGATCAAATTTCTGCGCCTTGAGAAGATTGGCTTGCAGGCGGTCAGCCTTGACATAAAGCGGCAACTGCTCCTTGTAATCTTTTGCTTCGATGTAAGACTTGTCTGAGACTGAATAGCCAAACGAGAAGCCAACACGCTTCCCAGCTTTCTTGCGCTCAACCGCCTTAGTGCGAACTGCCTGCGCATCAGACGTAGAGTGGAACTCAGAATCAACGAAAAAGCCGTGATCATCTTCCTTCGCTACCATCGGATAACCAACCGCTTTATCGAAGTCCCAATCATGTGAGTGAGCCGTGAAGCCTGCCTCTAGATATTCGGTTATGCAATCCTTGAAAAAACCGGGAACGATGAGATCCCCGCCCTCATCAATTTCATTAAAGACAGCTCGATAGCCGGAGATACGACCCGGACCTTCATCTGTGACTGTCAGGTCTTTAAGGTCGATGAACTTGCGCTCAATTTGCATGGTTGAACCCAAAAAAGAAAGCCCGCCAATGATCCTCTTCCGAGAACCACGGGCGGGCAGGTCGTCATCACGGGCTGACGCTTAACTCGCTAGTTGATTGTCAAACTAAACTTCCCTTTTAGGCCAACTTTCGGCCTAGCTCTTTTACGCGGTCAAACAGATGGTACAATTGCCGCTCAATCTTCTGTAGTTCCTGCTTGGTGCTTTGCGGAGACGTGTCCGGTTTGACTAAGGGAACGTTCTGCGTGTTCAGCAAGGTAGATTCAGGTTTAGGAGATTGTTGACTCATTGGGCGATTAACTGCTGCCTTATCCGCTCATCCATCCACCGTTTACAGGCGGCATAGTTAGCAACGATAAGGCGACACGAATGGGCAATGAATAATTGAGCCTTGTCCTTTTGGCCCATCATGCTAAACACTACGGCCATTGTAGTATTCAGTGTAATTGCTTTAACTATCTCTGTGTCGCTCATGGCTGTCGTCAAGGTTAGTAATTACGCCGAATTCATTACGCTTGGCCTCGATGTAGGCTTCCCATGAACCATGCTCCAGTAAGTCTAACCAAGTCGGCATGGGACCAAAGACTACACTGTCTTTAGGTGCCGCATCTGTAATCACAACGGGAAATCCAAAACAAGGTTTGCGGTTCATTAGTCATTCCATGCGGAGTTTAGCACAGTTTGGTTAAGCATTTGCAAGAAGAAATCTACTGGACAGTCTCAACTTCAATTGGTTTCATGCAGAATCGAAGTGCGGCAATAGATCATCCGAAACTCGGTGGTAGCGGAATTTACGGCTCGGCAACAGTGGAGACAACTGACTGCTTCGGTGAATAGCTCAGTAGTAATAATCTCCCAGCCGCGCAAGTCGTCCAACGATTCCGCTGTCCAGTATTCGTGACCATCAACGCAATCAACTCTCATTCATGTAACCACTTCCGCGCCAACTCCCGCATCTTTGCCGGACAATGGGCTCGCGGCATCAGGTTCCCGCAGTACTCGCAGAGCATGAGGTTGTAGCTGATGTTGAACGCCTTGCCACTGTGGAAGCTCCCGTCGTCAGGATGTCGCCCACGTCCGCTGTCGGTCTGGCGAGTCATATGACAAGCCAGTTGCGACTCCGGGAGGTTGTTGGCGCGCACGAGTTCAAGAATCGCGGCGTATTCGTGCTTTGGGAGGGGCTCAAGGGCGTTCATGCTAGGAACGCCCCATTTCCATGAGATCTTTAGGTGGGGGCATAAAGGCCCATGTCCGAGCGCGATTACATGCCGGACTACCAGGATCGAAGTTCACGCAAGCACGCGGGCGATCCGTATAAATTCCGCACGCGGCGTTATCGCCAACATTCCCCTTGAATGCAATGCACTTACTAAACCCTTTCCATCCGAAAAACATACGGGTATCCATCGGCTCCGTTCTCATATACCGAGTTGTGTCCGCATAGCGGGGGCCAATCTGAATCAACTTCCGTGGTGTTTGGACATCATCTGAAAAGACGGGTACGCCGAATGGACGTTGAAAGTAGTACACACAGCAGACGCCACATCGTGTACATTCAGCAGCGTATATGTCTCTTATGGCCGGGCTTAACTGTTGGTTGTCATTCCGTAAATGCGCCAACCGGATAGACTCTTCGTCGTTCATTGCCAGTCAATCACCTTCCAATCAGGACCGTAAATATCATCCGCCGTAATCTGCGTGTGCGCTTTCCCAAACCAGGGCCTTGGCGCAATCACTCGTTTGCCCGGCGCATCGCTCAACACTGCGGCCATTGCTGAATAGCTGCTGTTAGCAATGATGTAATGCCTGCATCGTTTAAGTAGTTTCCAGTCTTCCAGGTAGTCTCGCCCTTCGGAGTACTCCACACTTGGCCCAAACATCTGCTTCGCCCCTGCAATGTCATCACTAAACACAAGAAACTTGGCGCCGGGAAACTCAGCCATTGCAGGGCGATAGTAGTCCATTGTTAACCGAGGGTGGTATCCATCACCGTCAGCGTAATCCCCCGCCCGCCAGTGGATAGCTACATAGTCGTTCTGCGGTGGTTCATCTTTCATGCGGAAGTACCACCGGATTTCATCTAGTGCATGCGAGAAGTACTTTTCGGATTGAAAATGCCCCTTCAGGCTAACGTTCTCAGTTAACACCACGTCTTGATAGCCCCAATCGACCCAGCGCTCGGGTAATGGTGGACCTGAATAAAGCGGCAACGGATTGGCAAAATGCTCGTAAACGTTGACGCCTTCGCTTGAGCCAAACCGATCCCGATGGTCGTGATTGATCCATAACGGGAAGGCGAAGTCCGCATTGTTGCGACGTGCTACGCCAATCGTCCCGGCCACCTGGTAGGCGCCGTTGCAAAATCGGCCCATTAGCCCGAGGCTGGCAAATGTCACTATCATAATTCGTGCTGATTATTCCGCATCGCAGGCAACTCGCTTGGCCTTGATCCAGACTCTCCCACTCGTGCGCGATACCAGTTGAAAGTTGAGCGAAGGCCGTCATAGAGATCAATCTTAGCATGCCAACTAAGGGCATGGATGCGGTTTCTGTCTACCAGTTTACGCAGTGGGCCATCAGGTTTGGTTGAGTCGAAGTAAATCTCGCCGCGATAGTCAACGATCTCCGCTATCATATGGGCCAGCTCACGGATCGTTACTTCCTGCCCTGAGCCAACGTTAATCGGATCACTGCTATTGTAGTCCGCCATCAGTATAATCAGTGCATCGGCCAGATCGTCAACGTGCAGGAATTCGCGCTTTGCCCGCCCCGATCCCCACACCGTAACCGACCTATCGCCGTTCAACGCGGCGCGGTAGAGCCTCGACATCAGCGACGGGATGACATGCGCGTCAACTGAGTCAAAGTGATCGTTTGGCCCATAGAGATTAGTTGGCATCGCGGCGATCGCGTTGAAGCCGTATTGCTTGCGATAGGCTTGGCACAGCTTCAACCCGGCGATCTTAGCAATCGCGTAGTACTCATTCGTCGGCTCCAGTGGGCCGGTAAGCAACGCGTCCTCACGCATGGGCTGTTGCGCGTCACGCGGGTAGATGCAGGATGACCCCAAGAAGAGAAGCTTACGTGCGCCACAGGTCCACGCGGCGTCGATTACATTCGCTTGGATTAGCAAGTTGTCGCGAATGAAGTCGGCCGGATAAGTCGAGTTTGCATGAATGCCGCCAACCTTGGCGGCAGCGAGGTACACGTACTCAATCTTATTATCAAAGAAGAATCCGTTAACGCTCCCTTGATCTGTCAGGTCAAGTTGCTCCTGACTGCGAGTGCCGGCATCAGGAATCCGCCGTAGCAATGCGCTCCCTACGAGTCCAGTGTGACCGGCGATGTAAGTGGTGCTCATCAGCTTTCCCTTGCCTCGGAGCGCCCAAACGGTGGGCCAAACTCGCAAGGACAACCACGCGATCAGTCTCATTTCACTGCTCGCTTTCGCGGCCATCGCTTAACGTACCAATTAAAAAGCCAGTATGAGAATTTACTTGGCTTTAGAAGTAGAAAGGGCCAGCGCGACAACTCATTGCGGTAGATCGCTATCTCACCGCCTGAACCGTCAGGTTTACGGCCCCGAGCGCCCATAACAATCATCGTAACCAACTCCGATTGAAATACAGTTCCCACTCCAGCAACGGATGTGGTTCGCACTCAGGAAACAGATGGCCGTACTCCTGCTTAACTAGAATGAGATTTCCAGTGTGGCACAGCACAAAATATCCACGTTCCAGCGCCGCGACCGTCATGGTCCAATAGCCTACGCCACCGTCCGAGTTAACGCGTTCACTTGGGGGCTCAATGCTGGAGTCGATTTCAACGATGACGATCTTGGGGCGGGGTTTCATACCACAGAAGATTGCATAATCGCTGCCATCCGTATCGATCGACAAGAGGTCGCAGCGCTCGTCAACGAAGGCGTTGACGTTACGCCCATCAACGCGGGAGCACTGGACGCGCACAGGTGGATTATGTTTCCAGTTAGATACGCATTGCCGGTACAAGTTATAGTCAGCTTCGACAAATAGTCCTGACCATCCCTGCTCAATCAGGTGTGCCGTGTTGCTCATCCAGCGTCCATCATTGCCGCCAATCTCGACTGCGTGAGAGCATGTTAGGCCCAGCCGTTTGACACATTCAGAAATTACCCCGTCCTCTAAATTCTGGCTATGGACGTTAAACCCGTACTCTCTTAAAAATTGGAGCATTATTTTCCTTGCTCGCGTTCCTTCAGTCGCTTAGACCATTCCGTGGTAGTTAAGCCACGCAAGCCGTAATTCCACGGGCGCTGTCCGTAACGCGGATTCTTAGCGCCTCTTTTAGAAGCCGCGAGTCGCTGTCGCGTTTCATTGGATCGCTTCATACCTTTCTGCTTAGCCGTCCTCTTAGCAATGGTACCAGGATCAAGCTTGCGTCCAATCATCCACTTGCCTAATCGGCCCTTCATCTTTTCCCGCGAAGTCTTTGAGTGCTTACCAGTGCATCCAGCATGCCTCAAGTTCAACAATTCGTAACCCGCTTCACGATAAAGATCCATAAACAATTGCTCGTGGCGGTCTATAACAATCTGATGCGTTCCGTCCGGCAAAGAACAAAGTTCGGTAAATCCATGTGCGTCTATACCGTGCTTCTGAAACGAGGCGTGTAGCTTTGCCTGCCGTTTTGAGTGACCGTTCCTGTATTGACTCCACCGCTTTGCAAGATCAACCGTCTGACCAATATACACCTTGCCAGTCGGCGAAGTAACCTTGTAAATGCTTATGGCTGATTTTATGTTAGGCTTTTCATTAGCCACTGACGTGAACCTCTACGACAGGTATCACTCTTTGGTAAGAGTCGCCCGCGTGTTGATAGCATTCGGGCGACTCGCATTATACCGTAGTTCTTTGCGTATTTATGTAAGAAGCTAAGCATCCTAGTCGTATAAGCCCAAGTCACGCGGCGATCTTAGAACAGGCGCGGGCTTACGCTTCGGTAGCATCTCTAGCCACTCGCACATAAAATCGCTCCCAAAGTAATGGCCCAGTGCCCGCACCGCCCGAATCGCAACTACAAAAGACCAGATAAATGGCACGCAGATAAGCGTCAGATAACGCCGAAGGCGGTTAGGATCATTAATTCCGTGCTGCACATACCAAAAGATAGGAGCCATTAGCGAGAGGATGCAATAGAGAAACCCGAGGACTTCTAATAATTCGCCGAAAGACCCTGGCTCTGCATTCGTAAATAGCCTTAAAAACAAAATCATGCCACACTCTCCCATTCATGGTTACGTCTGCGATGATGATGAAACAAGATCGGATAATCGTCTCCCGCGTACTCCGGTAGCTTCTCATAGCTGAATGCGCCGTCATTGTACTGAGCGGGCCAGTAATGAAGTTTCAACCCTTCTCGATATGCCAGTGTGGTTAGGATTGCCTGATCGTGCCTGTTCTCTCTGAACTCTGGATGGTTAGGCAAGCGGCTTGGTGAGTCGTCAATTAAACGACCACCTTCAAAGAGACACCACTTCAACCATTCAGCAACGAACTTACGCGAGTAGTCAGAGACACGGAAGAAGATTACCGAGGCTTGC